GGTGTCGTGACGCATCCGTGGACGATCATTGGGGAGCGCGCAATGGTCGGCTTGAACTCGAGCGTTGTGAAGGATGTGCAGCCGTATGCGAAGGTTGCGGGTGCGCCTGCACGATTGCTCGGATCGAATACGAGTAAGGATGCTGCGCTGCCTAGCGATTATTCCGAGGATCTATTGTCGGATTCGGTGTGGGAGCGGTATGCGCGCCTAGCTGATTCGCAGCGTGAGGCACAAGGATTGTGGGCATGGCTAGACCACTCTTGATCATTATGAATCCGCGAAGGATTCCCGAGTGCATTAGTGCGCTTGAGGCGTTGCCGATTAGCAAGCTCTGGATTGAGCGTTATACCGAGCATCAGATAGCTGGGCTTCTGCCGGCTCTGATCGATGAGTGCGACTACGATCCGATTGGGATTATTTCGGATGATTCGCTTCCGACTGCTGATGCGCTCAGTCTTGTGCTGAAGCATTATGTGGACGGCGAAGTTGTCACGGCGTATTGCAATGTGGATGAGCGATCATCGATTGTGAATCTATCGGTTGAGCCTTTGGTTGTGCAGGATATGGCTACGTTGGATTGTTATACGATGCCGACGCGCGAGGATGTTGAGGCACAGTCTGATGCGAAAGTGCGTACGTGGTTTGCTGGGCATACGCTGACGTTTATGAGTCGCGAGTTGTGGCGGAAGTATCCGTTCGTGGCAATTGGTGGGGGGAATGGTTCGCAGTCGGATTATTCGATGTCGTGCAGGTTGCAGACGGATGGGGTTCCTATTTGGGCTGTCCGTGGCGCGTTTGTGCAGCATCTGAAGGCTCTTGTTGATCATGTGGAGCAGGATGGTGTTCGCCGGTTATTGATTGGTGTGGAGTCTCCTGGTATTCGGTGGGATCAGTGCGCGTAGTCGTTATGACGCCGAGCTTGCCGGAGCGCGCCGAGTTTCGTGCTGAGTGCGTGGAGAGTGTGAAGGCGCAGACGCTCGCGCCGGTGGCGCATGTTGTGATGCTTGATTATGAGCGTGTTGGCCCTGCGGTGATGCTGAACCGGATGCTGCCAGCGTGCATCGCTGCTGAGGCTGATTGGATTGCACAACTAGCCGATGATGATTTGATGGATTCGCATCACCTAGAAACGCTCGTGGCGCACTCGGCTGAGGCGGATATCGTCTACTCGTATTGTCGCGTCACGGGTCGCGGTTTCAATCCCAATAGTCCTTTTGATCCTGATCGGCTCAGGCGCGAGAACTACATCCCTGCCACAACGCTAATCCGAGCGAGTCTCTGCCAAGAGCTCGGATGGCGCTCTGATTCTGCGTATGGGTTTGAGGATTGGGATTTCTGGCTTCGCGCGCTCGACGCTGGCGCGAGGTTTGTGTGCGTGCCGGAGGAGACGTGGACGTACCGGTTTCATGGTTCTAACCTGTCCACGGGCGGGTAGAATACGAGCATGGCGATCACGAACGGCACCAGAAAAAATGCCGTTCAGATTGACTGCCTTTTTTGTGGTCAATCGTTTGTGCCATGGCAATGGGCGCAAGTAACGTGTTCCTATAAATGCGGATATAGGTATCAGAATCGTCAGAGACAATCTTTGAACAGACTGATGCCTCGTGCTCACGATTGTTGTGTCAGGTGTGGAAATGATCTGACTCATAAACGTCGAGATGCCATGTATTGCAGCAAAACATGCAAATCGATGGATCATGTTTTCAAGCGTCGGGGAGGCAAGACGAGGATTCCAATTGCAAGACGAAGGCTTATCTATGAGCGTGATTGCGGCCGATGCTATATGTGCCAGGAATCAATTAGTCTCGCCGATATGCATATTGATCATCTGATTCCCGTAAGCATGGGCGGATCATCGGTAGAATCAAACTTAGCGTGTAGTTGCGAATCCTGTAACAAGCGCAGAGGAATCAAGATGACCCAGATCCAGCAGAATAAGCTCACGGAGATCGCGCGTGATTGCTAACGGGTATTGCACGCTCGAACAGGTAAAGGCTGCGCTTCGCATCTCCGACTCCACGGACGATACGCTGCTCGAGGGTAGCGTTGAGTCCGCGTCCAGGCTCATCGATGGGTACGCGATGCGGAGTTTCTACAATGCTGGCACCGCGGCGCGCGTCTTCTCGACGAATGATTCGCTGTACGTGCAGACGGATGATATGGCGGGTACAGCCGTCACGATCGAGACGAGCACGCTCGGCGATGGTGTGTGGGATGTCACTTTTGCTGCGACGGATTACCAGCTCGAGCCATTGAACGGCACGCTGGATGGAATTACGTGGGCGTATGATCGTGTCCGCGCTGTCGGGGATTACGTGTTTCCGACGACGAGCGTCCTCCAGGGCGAAGGGCAGGCACTCGTGCGCGTCACGGCTGTGTGGGGGTGGCCGGCGATCCCGAAGGCGATCGAGACGGCGACAATCATCCAGGCGACGAGAATCTTCAAGAGGTTTGATTCGCCGCTCGGTGTTGCCGGTTTCGGTGATTTTGGGGCTGTTCGCGTGTCGCGGTTTCTTGATCCTGATGTGGAGCAACTTGTGCAGCCGTATCGGAAGATGCGGAACGCAAGGTGAGCGCGACCGTTGGTGAGATCAAGTCGGCGCTAGCTACGGCGCTCGGTACGATCACGGGCCTGCGCGCGTATGATCGGCAGCCGGACAATCTGAACGCGCCTTTTGCGTTCCCATCGTTGGAGACGATTGAGTATCACGGCGCGATGAGTAATGGCCTCGTGACGCAGACGTACCGCATTAGCGTGATCGTTGGTCGCGCGGCGGAGCGCAGCGCAGAGGATCGCCTTGATACGTACCTCTCTTACGATCAGGGCGGCATCAGGTATGCGATTGAGGCTGATCCTACGCTAGGCGGTTATGCGAGGACGAGTATCGTCGAGTCGGCCGGTAGCATTCAGACGATCGACGGTAACGATACGACGTACCTGATGATCGAGTTCCGCGTGATTGTGTACGCATAAGGAGACGAGATGGCGAAGCAGTACAAGGTTGTGGAGGGTTTTACGGTGTATGGGAAGAAGGGTGGCGAGCTCGTCTCTGAGGAGGAGATTGGCAGCCTGGCGCTGCTTTGCGGGTTGCTGGGGTCTGGTCGGATCGTTTCTGTAGAACCGTCCAAATCGTCGGCTAGAATGACTAAGGAACACGACGACACCTCGAAGGGGGTCTAGAATCACATGGCAAAGCTTGTGCTTACCAACGCAAACGTGACCCTCGGCGGCACGGATGTTAGCTCGTACGTTGCTTCGGTGACGCTGAACATTTCGGTCAATGAGGTCGAGACGACCGCGTTCGGTACGGGTGCTGTCACTCGTGTCGGCGGCCTCCAGGACAACTCCGTTACCCTTTCGATGCATCAGGACTTTAGCGCGATCGAAGGTCTGATTTATCCTCTCATCGGTTCGACCACTTCGCTGGTCGTCAAGCCCAACGGGACTGCTGTTGGTACCGCGAATCCTTCGTATACCATGACGCCGCTGGTTACCGAACACACCCCTGTAAATGGGGCCGTTGGAGAGCTGGCCGTGCTCGATCTAACGTGGCCCGTGTCGGGTACCGTGACGAAGGCTGTAGCCTAAACTCATCGCACCCGCATGGGTGCTAGTTGGAGGGAATGAGGATGGAAGTTCAGTTCAAGATCAAGCCGAAGGGCGGCGCCACGGAGATGGTGACCGCCGAGCTCGTCGATGTCATCGCGTGGGAAGAGAAGTTTCAGCGCCCTTCGACCGAGCTCGGCGGCGATACGATATTCGCTCGCGATTTTGTCTGGCTTGCGTGGCATAGCGTGCAGCGCCAGGGCAAGACAACGCTGGACTTCATGGAGTGGGTCGCGACGCTCGAGGATATCGAAGGTTCCGAGTCGGCCCCTTTAGAGCACTCGGAGAATCCTCCTCCCATTGGCTGATCGCGAGTCTCGCGGTCGAGACGGGCATAGCTCCGAGCCAACTCTTATGCGAGTCGGAGCGTATGCTTTGGACAATGCTCGGCTACATTCGGTGGCGAGCGGTTCACTCGCAAGGATAATGTGATGGCACAGCCGTATCGCGTTGAGGGCATTGGTCAGGTGATGCAGATCCTTCAACAGATCGCGCCTGAGCACGCTAAAGAGGCGCGCAAGAAGTTCAAGACGGATGCGCGTCCAATTGTCAATGCTATTCGCTCATCGTTCCCCGAAGTGGCGTTGTCAAGGTGGCAGCCGCCGAAGCAGGGTGCTGCTCCTGGAGTGGTTGAGCGTACGGGTGCTGCTCGTTTGCCGGCGTATCGTGCGAGTGAGGTTCGGCGTAAGACGAATATCAGCGTTCAGAATAAGCGTATGCGTGGAACGGGTGAGCGGACGCTGTTGATTCGTATTCGCTCGAGCGCGCCAGCTATTGATGCGCTTGATATGGGCGGCAAGGTGAGTAACTCGAATTTCACGCGGAACATGATTGCGAAGCATGGCAAGCCTTCGCGATTTATCTGGCCGACAGTTGAAAAGTACGAGCCGGACATTCGGAAGACAATCTTTGTGGCGAAGGAGAGCATGGAGCGCACGATCAACGCGCAGCTCCGTATGAAGTATTCGGGTGCTCGGTATACGCGCGCTCGGCAGCGCGCCACGGGACTCTAAGCAGGAACCGGTAGACTACTCGTATGGCTGTCGTTGTCCCTATCGTTGCTGATACGAGTGGCCTTAGTCGAGGCTTGAAGGGTGCCGGCGGGAGCCTTTCCAAGTTCGGTAGGCTAGCTGCCGTCGCGATCGGTGTCGGTGTTACGGCCGAGCTGTATAAGAGTGTGAAGGCGGCTGCGGAGGCGGAGAAGAGCACGCAGGCACTCCGTGGTCAGTTGCAATCGCTTGGTAAGAGTGATGATGTCAATAAGTTGCAGGAGCAGTTCACGCAGCTTGCGACGACGATGGGTGTGGATGATGAGGCTGCGTCTCGAGCGTTCACGACGATTCTTCGCTTGACGGGTGATTCGACGAAGGCGATGGAGGGCCTCAACCTTGCGCTGGATCTCTCCGCGAATACGGGTTTTGCTGATCTTGAGAAGAATGCGATGCAGGTTGGTCGCGCGATCAATGGCAATACGCGCCTGTTCAAGCAGTTCGGCATTACGGTAGATGAGAATACGACGAAGCAGGAGGCGCTCGCGATTGTGCAGCGTCGCGTCCAGGGTCAGGCCGAGTCGTTTGGTGCGAGTGCTACGGGATCATTCCAACGCTTCAATGAGGCGGTGGAGAATCTGCGCGAGTCGATTGGTGCTCCGCTGGTGATCGCTTTGGCGAATGCTGCTAGTGCTGTTTCAACATTCTTGAATAGGTTTCGTGAGCAGCCGACGCTTGAGGCGAAGATTCGTGTTGTGATTGGCACGCTTTCTGATGCGGCTGGTCGCGCGTATCGTGATGTATTGGCTTGGTGGAATACGACTCAGAAGATCGATCTTCCGGCGCGTGTCATTTTGATTCCAAGTGGTCGCCAACAATTCGATACATTCTTCAAGGGTATTGAGGCGAGTGCGAATCAGGCTGGTAAGAATGCTGCTGGGCTTCTGATTGGTTCCTTTAGTAATACGGGACGTAAGCAAGCGACTTCTCAGCTTAGGGGGATTTTTGATCAGGTCTTCAGTATCTGGCAGTTCACATTCAAGATCGGCGGCGGCTCACTTGCGAACGAGTTTGTTTTGGGTTGGGTTGAGCGTCTTGGTGGATTGTATGTAGACATTGCTCAATCATTGAGTGAACTATTTACGAGGGCAGTCGATAGCGTGACTAGTTCACAAACGTGGAAGGATCTTGGGCGTGATCTTGCACAGTCAATAATTACCGGCCCTCGTGTAAAGGCTGCCGTGACAAAACGCAACATCATTACGGACACGGTGCGTGCTGCGATTCAGGATGCGCGTCGTCAGCTTCAATCGTTCGGCTCTAATCTCGTGTCGTTCATGTCGCAGAAGCGTGCTGCGCTGCTTCGTGTGGCTGGTGGGCCTACGGGTGCTGAGGCGACTGCGGAGCAGCGGCGTATTGAGGATGAGCGTTTCAAGATCGCAGAGAAGGCGGCTCGAGACGAACTCGCAAATGCCGAGGACAAGACGAGCGCGCAACTAGATTTGGATCAGCTCCTCCTCGATCGTCAGATGACGCTCCGTGAGCGCGCACTCGCCGATGCGGAAGAGACGGACAAGAAGACGATCGATAACCTCATCGAGCAGTTCAATCGTGGACTGATCTCGGCGGCTGACTTCTCCAATCAGTTGAAGGGGTATCTTGGCTCGGACTTCGGCTCTGAGCTTGGCATTGCTTTCTCTGGTGCGTTTGAGCGCGAGTTGCAGGGCGTCCTTGCGCTTGTGGCGGATATTGCGCGTGTTGCTGGTCAGGGTCAGCCGATCGCTCCAGAGGCTCCTGGCGTGTCTGCTACTCAGCGTGCTGAGAATCAGCGTCGCTTTGAGGCTGATCTTGCGTCGTGGACGAAGCGGCGCGCTGATCGGTTGAAGGCTGCTCAGGATTTCCGTAAGCGTCCCGGTAGTCCTGGTGGCGCGACGATTACGAGTGCTGAGGCAGAAGAGATTCGGAAGATCATGTCCGAGTGGGACGCATCGAATCGGAAGCCGCAGCGGTCTGCGTATGGCTTGGCGATGGGTGGCATTCTGAAGAAGCAGGTCTTTACGGCTGGTGAGGCTGGTGCTGAGGCTGTCATTCCGCTGAACTCAACTTCGGCGATGAATATGCTTCGTGACGCGGTTGGTGGTGGCGGAGGCGGCACTACGAATGTGTATAACTTGACGGTGAATGCTGGCCTTGGGACTGATCCTGATGATCTCGGCCGGACGATTGTGGAGAGTATCAAGCGGTATGAGAAGCGGAATGGTGCTGTCTTTCAGGGGCCGATTGTTACTACGCTTGCGAATGCTGCGGGTAAGACTTCGACGGCGAGTGCGGCTACGGACTTCAATCGTGCGAAGACGCTCAGGAGTGGCTAGTGCCAGCGCCGAGTAGCCTAGTTGAGATTGGTTTTGATACGTCGAGTCAGGGTGGCCCATTCTTTTTGTTCGGGTCGGGGACGGAGACGAGTACGCCGGCGGCGATTGCTGCTAATCCGCAGAGCATCTTTGACAATGAGGAGTACCGCCTCGGTGGTGATCTGTTTTATGACGTAACCGATCGTGTGAAGTCGTACTCGATTAGTCGAGGATTGTCGCGCGAGCTCGACCGGTTCGTCGCCGGTGGGGCTAGTATCACGTTCACGAATCAGGACAGAGCATTCGATCCGTTCTACGAATCGTCGCCGTATTATCCTGATGTCAAGCCGCGCCGTAACGTGAAGATCAGTACGATCGTGGCGGGATCGACGGCTGTCCAGTTCACGGGACTCGTTGAGGATTGGGACGTCAAGTATGACGTCGGAGGATTGGCGGATGCGGACGCTTCGTGTGTGGATGCGTTTATCCTCTTCGGTGGTCAGCAGTTGGCGGCGCATACGGCTACGAGTCAGACGACGGGGGCACGCTTGAACGCGGTGCTGAATCGTACGGAGGTGGGTTGGCCGGCGGGGTTGCGAGCGATTGACACGGGCGCTCAGACACTCCAGGCAGACGTTGTCGATCAGGGCCGCGACGTTCTCGAATACTTGCAGCTCGTCTCGGCTTCGGAGCCTGGCCTGCTCTTCATGTCGAAGGCGAATGAGGTCACGTTCCAAGATCGGAATAGTGGCGCTAGCGTCGGGACTGTCGTCTTCTCTGATGCTGGCACGGCGATCCCTTACGTGGATATCTCTATCTCGTACGGCACCGAGCTCTTGTATAACCGGGTGACGATCACGCCGCTCGGCCTCGACCCGCAGACGTCCGAGGACACGGCGTCGCAGAACGAGTATGGCATCCAATCCCTCGACCTGTCCGGCCTCCTAATCCAGACCGGAGCCGCCGGCACGAGTGACGCTACAGCCCTCGCCGACTACCTCGTGTCGAAGTATGCCGAGCCAGACTTGCGCTTCGAGCAGATCAGCGTCGAACTCGCCGCGCTAGGCACCGCCGACCAGGCGAAAGTCCTCAGCCTCGAGATCTCGGACATCATCCAGGTCGACTTCCGCCCGAATAATATTGGGACGCGCGTCTCGAAGAATGTGCAAGTCATTGGCATTCGTCATAGTGTCGCACCGGATAGGCACGCTGTCGCGTTCACACTAGCGTCGACAGACCTTGCCGCGTTCGTCTTTGCTGCTGGCACGGTGTCTAGTGGCACGGCTGTCGCGGCCGCCTACCCGTACAGTATCTTTGACTTGTCGCCCCTCGGACTCTAAAGACAGGTAGAATACGCTCATGGCTTGGACTACACCCGGAACCGCTACAGCTGGTGAGGTGCTTACCGCTGCGTTTTGGAATGAGCAGGTTCGAGATAACTTCAATATGTTCAGCTCATTTTTTTCTGGCTGGACGTCTTATACGCCAACACTCGCGCAAGGTGCCTCAACCAATATTTCAAAGACTGTGAACAAATGTTCATATCTGAAAATTGGTTGCCTGCTGTATCTCAACATGTATCTCGATGTGACTGGGGCTGGGTCAGCTGGAAGCGATATTACAGTTTCAGTTCCATCAGGTATCACAATGTCTCCGACGAATCAGTTTTATCTGACTGGGCAGGGCTTGTATTTCGATGCGTCAACCGGGACAAGATATCCGGGGAGTCCTTTTCAAAATACTTCAACAACGTTGAGTATCCGCAGAACCGATATAGGAACTGCAAACGGAATCGGAGGAGATCCAAATATCGCTACTGCTAACGGTGACGGTTGGTTCCTATCTTGTATTGTCGAAGTGGCACAGTAAATCTATTCATCGTGATACTTGATGAGTGACGCTGAGATCGATCGTATCTTTCGGAGTCTTGACCGGATCGAGGCGCGCCTTCTCAAACTTGAGGAGCGTGAGGCGATCCGTCGCGGGTCGGATATGACGAAGGGTCAGATCGTCGGGATTATCGCTACCATTAGTGCGGTGACGGGTGCCGTGACGGCAGTCGTCTCGCAACTCATCTAGAGGAGGAAAGCATGTCGAACATTAGTCCCAAAGTGACGGCCGCTGCTATTGCTGCGGCGCTCGTCACGATCATTGTGTGGGGTGCTGGTATGGCTGGTGTTGAGATTCCCGAAGTCGTCCAGGGCGCCATCATCACAATCATCGTCGCCGTTGCTGGTTACCTCGTGTCTGATCCTCGCCGCTCGTGACGCATCGTCAGGCAGCCAAACTTGCGCTTCGTGATTATGCGAAGCGTGCCGGCATTCAGATCCCCAAAGGCTTCAACCTAAGCGACACGTATGGTTCCGCGGCGCGCGAGTTGTGTAAGCGTGTGCAGAAGAAGAACCGCATAAAGCAGACGGGTGATCTTACGCCGAAGACGCTTCTGGTGATTGGCAAGGATCTTCCGGGATCGTTGCAGGAGCGCGCTGTTTGGTGTATGCGAATCGTCGAGGGGCCGCTCGAGACGCATGGCAATAATCGTGGCCCGTACGTTGAGGAGATTCAGAAGCTCGGCTCGCAGCTCTCGCCTGGCGCGTGGCCATGGTGTGCCGCAACTACTTCGTGGGCGTACAGGTGTGCGGGTTGGAAGAGTTGGGCCGCGTTCTGCAAGGGCATGAATGAAGCGTTCGTGCCGGATTGGGTCGCTGCTGCCGAACAGAAACGGTACGGCATGAGTATTGTCTCGTGGCGCTCGAGCCGGACGGGTGATGCGATCACGTATCAGTTCGACGAGGATAAGCAGCAAGACCATATTGGCTTGCTCGTCACTCGTCCGAATCTTGTGACGGGCGCGTGCGTCGCGATCGAAGGCAACGCTAGCTCGGGCGACTACGGCTCGCAAAGTGACGGCTCCGGCCTCTGGCGTCGCAATCGGAATGCGAAGCCGCCGCAGATCCTGATCCGCATCACGTAGGAGATTCTGCTCGCGTGGCGTACGCTATGACGAGCGAGCCTGGAGGAGCGTATGAGTCTGTTGGATGAGATCACGAGTGAGAATACGAAGCCGCGGCATGATTGCATGGTGTGTTTTTGTATTCGCGACATGAGCAGAGAGGATTCGGCAGAGCTCGTCTCGTGCCTTGCCGACGCGACATACACCGCGACAAGTATCGCGCGCGTATTGAACGCTCGAGGATACCCGATCCATGTTGAGGGTAAGCAGATTCGTCGGCATCGAAAGATGTGCATATGAGTCTCCGCGACGACATCGAAACCGAACACAAGAATGCCGACCTTGAGAAGACGCTGCGCCGGCTTCAGCGCCAGCTCGCGGATGCGAAGGCGAAGAGTGCTGATCTCGTGGCGGCGGTTGAGGCGGCTGCGCGTGATGCTGCGCTGATTGCGGGGCCTGCAAAAAGCGTATCGTTTCCGCCGAAGCGGAAACAAGGAGGAAAGCGTGCCGAGATCGCCCTCCTCCATTTGACGGATTGGCAGTTAGGGAAGCACACGAGCTCGTACGACACGGATGTGTGTCGCGAGCGTGTCCATCGCGTCGTGCAGAAGACGATTCGCCTGGCAGGTATTCAACGCGCCGCGCATCCGGTCGATGAGATCATCGTGATGCTCGGCGGCGACATGATCGAGAACATCCAGACGTTCCCTGGACAACCGTTCGAGGTTGATTCGACATTATTCGGGATGGTCTTTGAGGCTGCGAACCTCATCGAAGAAGTGCTCCTAGCTCTGCTCGCCGAGTTCAAGACCGTGCGCGTCTACGAGGTCGCCGGCAACCACGGCAGGATTGGTAAGAAGACTGATGGCGTTCCCGACAATTGGGACAGGATTCTGTGTCGCATCGTCCGCGATCGACTCTCGCAGGATCGGCTTGTGTGGCACGAGCCTTCGTCCTGGTACGAGATCGTCAAGGCTGGCGAGTATCGCGCAATGCTCGTGCATGGTGATCAGATCAAGAGCTTCGGCGGCAACACTCCCGCTTTTGGCATCATTCGGAAGAGCACCGCGTGGAGCAGCGGCGTCACCGAATCCTTTGATGATGTCTACCTCGGGCATTATCACCATGTCAGTCAGTTCCAGTTGCCGAATGGTGGTCGCGTCTTCATGACAGGATCAACGGAGAGCGGCAGCGAGTATGCGCGCGAGTTCGTCGCCGCAAAGGGACGACCATCGCAACGCCTCCACTTCATCGACCCCGAAGCCGGCAGAGTGACCGCCGAATACATCATCTGGCTCGACTAGGTTTGTTACGCACGCGCGATCCTAAATGAACGCAACAAAAAAGCCCCCCGCCTCCTGAGAGGCGAGGGGCCGCGTGAGAGATGCTAGTTGAGGTAGAACTCGGAGAGCTTGTAGTGCGCGGGATGGCGGAGCTTGAGATCATCAGCCTGATTTTCGTTCTCAATGACGAAGTTATGAGCGTGATGATCGACCTTGCCGACGATCATGCCGTGATCGGCGAAGAGTGCGACCTCAAGATCGTTGAAGGTGGCGCGTTGGATCGACTCGAGGCGTCCGAACGTGTCGCGCCGTCCCTTCGGGCCGCTGAGAACGAATGCCGTCCAGAGTCCGTCCTTGACGATGATCGGGAAGCGGCGCGGCTTGTCGTGATGGTTGTGGCTGATGGTCGGGATTTCCTCGGTGTAGAGGATCGTCATCTGTGCGGTGGTGGTCGTCATGGCCTGCTCCTTGTTTGTGGTGGGTGCCATGCACGAATGGTAAGGGTAATTCGCCCTCATGTCAAGCGTATTGACAACATTAGTTATTCGCCGAGGAAACACGGCTCCGTCGGGAAGAATCCCTCCACGCGACCATTAGCACCCTGAGACGAGCCAGGCTCTCCAAACAGTCGCCGCCACTCTTCGATCGTATACAACTCGCCATCCCAATCCTCGTCCGCGGCTCGAGGCATCGGCTTCCACGATTCCTGCAAAACTGGCTGACGCTTCTCTACCACACTCTTCAATGCCAGGCGCTTCTTGCCACACGGAGCGACAGGATGCGAACGAATCCACTCAGCACGCTTCTCATGCATCGCCCGAATAATCGCATTCGCACGAGAACCATGCCTCGCCACTAACTCGCGCTCCGCCTTCGACCGAATCTCACGCTCACCATAAACATACTTCCGACACGAATACGCCGAAAAACCACTCGCCACCGAAAGATCATCAAGCGTAATACCCTCCTCACGCATCACCGCCAAAACATCAACCATCACGCCTCCCCACGCTCAGCACTCGCAGCCGAGCGCAACGCGCCAGCCTCAACGCGAAGCTGCTTCGCCTCCGCCTTCAATCGTCCACGCAGGACGCGCGTTTCCAGGTTGCGGCGGATCTTCTCCGAGCCGAGGCGCTTGCGTCGCTTGTTACTCATCATCGGGCCTTTCATCGTGGTGGAGTCGGGACTCTAGTCCGAGCTCGAGGTTCGTGTCAAGAGGTGCCGGCCTCGTGTCTCGATCGAGGAGACAACGAGGCCG